AATAGTTTATATTTATTTATGTCTATCATTCTTTATCCTTTATTGGATTCGGGATATTATAACTAAAATGTATAAGGATTGATAAATTCATTTGGTTCTCCAGTAAAATCATTATTGTAATCAATGGGTGTAACGCTTAAAACATTAATCAACGTTAACTGAGCCAGGCTGTCCACCAAGTCATCATGTTTAGCTAAAATAGAATCGTTAGTAATTAAACTCATTTCGTGAATAAGTTCATTTACAAAAGGTTTTAAATGCTCTTTAGGTAACCATAATCTACCAAGCTCAACAATAGGTTGCAATGCTTTAATTACAGCTAACTTTGCCTTGGTTCTACTAACCATTTCAAGATTAAAGAACCTTCCTCTTTTAACCATCTCATTTTGAATAAACGTTTTCATAGATAATTGAAACGCTACTTTCTCAAGAACCACAGCGTAAGGTCTCCACTTCTCAACAAATTCAAATATCTTATCAATAGTTTCATCAGGTTTAATTCTTCCAAAGAATCCATCTACCAAGAACCAGTTGTTGTTCTCATCTATTCCTACAACCGATATAGCAGTATAATCAGCATATTCTTTTTCTGATACAGCTAAATCCACTGAAACATAATAAGTGAACTGGTTCAATTTGTCTTTTAAATCATCTATTTTATAATAGTTGATATTGTCTAAATCAAACAGTAAATCATCTTGTGGTGTAACTTGAAGCATATATTCTTGATAGAATGATTTTTCTTTTCCCTGCTCTTTAAGCATTTCATAAATACTGACAACTTTTTCAGGTGGAAATCTATCTTTCCAAGATGTTACAAGCTTACTCCAGTCCTCAACAGGAAACTCTTCAGCGACTGGTAACACAATAGCCTTCCATGATTTAGAACCAACAAGGTTCATCAATAGACTATCTTCGTGTATAGGCGTTCCGATAAAAATAAACTCATATTTATTTGGATTGATAGATGGAACGACAACATTAAAAAACCAATTCTTAAGCTTGGTTCTACTGTCTTTAGACATATGCTTTTCATCATTTTCTATATCGTCAAGTATAACTATGTTAGGACGTTTGTTGTTTATTCTTGTTCCCCTCAAACTTTGTCCAGAACCACGTCCTTTAAGATATATCGTTTTATCTTTTTCCCTATTGTAAATATAAAGAGTTGGGTCGTCACCAAGTCTTTTTTTCTTAATCTCAAGATATTTATGCAAATCACTGTTTTCAATAAGAGATATCATTGTTTCAAATGTAGATTCAACCATACTAACCGAATCTTGAATTAACAATAAATAATCAAACTCTCCAAAATTAGGTTTATAACCAAGGAATAGCCAGTATAGTATGTTGTATAGCGTAATAGACGACTTACCAAGACCTCTGTGACACATAATTACTTTGTATATATATTTAGAATATAAATGGTCTACTAATTGAAAATGGGCTTCAGCAGATTTATTTTCTTCTTTAAAAAATGTATTGAACCAAAGGAAGAATTCTATTGTCTGCTTGTGCTTCGGATAATATGGTTCACTATACTTTTTACGTTCAAGAATCATTTTTTCTTATTCATTTTTCTAAATGTTTTTGCAAGATTAGCTCTTTTTCTTGTTGTAGGATTTTTGCTTTTTTGTCCTTCTTTGATACACTTTTCGGTTACACCTTTGTATCCTTTTTTCTTGCAATATGAAGTAAAACTACCAGGTTTTTTAACAGCTTTACCTATCCAATCTTTTTTATTTTTTTTGTTAGCCATTATTCTCTCCTTTTTCTAACCAATCTAAGATTAAATTTGAGTTATCATCACATCTTTTTGGTAATTGTCTACACCATTTGCTATTTCTCATCTCTCTAACCATAACATACCAGTTTTTATCTTTAACAGCCTGTATCATATTCTGGAATCTAAGAAATCTTGGTTTACCAAGATTAAATATCATATCATACAGAACCACACGCACTGGTTCTGGGTAAAGAGTAAACTCTTCTCCAAATATTTCTCTTAGTTCATCATCACATCTATCTAAATCATGTCTAAATAAAACATATGCTTCATCTTCTGTGATTCCAACATCATCTAAATTTCTACCAACTCCTATTGTTAATTTTCCAACTGTATCTTTATACGGTTTCAATCTTAACCCTTCGTGGTTCTTTATCCACTCAAAAATATTATCTTTCATTTGTCTTCCTTTAATATATAGTAGCATATGATTACTGTTATTATTACGCACCCGTAATTGTAAAACAGTATAGCACGAATAAATTCAATATTCATTTTACACTATCTTTTTCTATTTTTTCAAGAGCTTTTTTAGAACCAAGTTTCTCAGCAATAATTATTTCCATTAAATATATGCCTCTGGTTCCCTGATGCCCAAAGAATGACGCTAATCCACATGATAATAATTCATTTAATCCATATCCCTGAGCTATCATAAAAGTCATAATGCCTATACTCATTGAACTTATAGCATCAATAACAAAAATAATAGCTTTATAAGACATTGATTTGTTTTTAAAATCTCTTCTGAGGAAGTTTACGATAGAACCAACGAAAGAAAGAAAAAGTGTTATAAAAATCCCTATTATATTCATCTCTTTAAAAGTCTGCATCTGTGAGCCCCTAATCATCTATTATCTCCATTATGCGAAAGCTCTATAATAGAACCAGCATCAAGAGTTTGTAGTTTAGACGCTATTTTATCAAGTTTTTCTTCCACATTTACAATACTTACATCATTGTTTTGAATATTCACACTAACTTCAAGCTCTTTAGCTTTTTCAGGTTTTCTTGTTTCCTGTAAGAACGTCTTAATATACTCAACTTTATTCCTATCGTTAACATCGTCATCAAATATCTTTTCAAGTGTATAATCAAGAACTTTCATTCTCTCAAGAGCATAAGCCGTATATAACGAAGTATTCAATAGAGCTACAATCTGTTTGTATAATTTACTGTTTTCAAGCCTTTTAGCTTTCACTTCAATGGAACCAGTGCTGATGGGTTCACCAATCTGTTTATCCGTTTCAAAAGAACCACTGGTCCTGTATCCACTAACAACACATCTTTCTGGAAATGCCGACTTGAAAGCTTCTACTCTATTCTTGTTTTCAATAAATCTTTTCCTAATATAAACAATAGTTTTAGCAATTCTTTTGTAATCACTCTCACCAGTGTCTTCACTGATATTTATAATTTCATCTGGTTCTACTTCATCGAGAAACCCTTCCTCTTTAACAATTTGTGTAGCAATCTCAAGTCTTTTAGCTACATCCATTTCAACACCTTATTTAAAAGTTTAATGAACCAAGCTCTTGGTTTATATAAATCAATCATATATCTAAGCAACTCATCACTCGTCACACCAAGTTCATCTCTAAGTTTTCTAAATTCAGAACCAGTGTCTGTGTGAACAGTTATTCCTGTTTGGTTCATTAAACTTTTAAATAAGGTGTTGAAATGGATGTAGCTAAAAGACTTGAGATTGCTACACAAATTGTTAAAGAGGAAG